AGATTGGATATATTAAAAATACCATCTAGTCAATGGCCCAAATACCGTGACCTTCTTTATGATGAATTGGGTGTAAACCCAGACTGTATTGTGGGTAGGACTGTAACTGGTGATAAATCTTCAGTTGAAAAGTTTCAGAAGGACGTAAAGAAAACTTGGCGAAATAAGAAAATTTTATTTAAGACTTTAGATGCCACAGGAGGTGGTTCTGTTAAGATGACTATAGAACTAACAAGAATGGTTGTAGATGAGTTTTTAACAGGTGAACCTTACGATATGGTGGTTGTAAAACACACAAGACAAAAAACAATAAAACAGATGGAAAAGGCAAGAGTGCGAGACAGAAAGTTTTTTACAAACCTAACTGGTCAATTTCAAAAAGATTTAAAAAGATTTAGTGAAGTTTGCGGTGGCAATGTTCCAGATAGCCCCTGGCCAGAGGTCAAATTTGAACCGCAAACTGATATTCAAATAAAAGAATGGAATGAAAAAGGAGAATTAGTATGAGTATATTGACAAGAGCAGAAATTACTGAAGGTTTGATAGAACTAGAAGGTTGGAAATTTCAAGCATGGCGTGCATTTGTTGCGTGTAATGAAGTAAGAGATTTTTATAAAGATTTATCTTCTACTAAAAAGGTTAATCTTGCACATGGATTTTATGATTGTATTTTTAGATTAAGCGAAACAGAATTAGATGCAAAACCAAGATTTATAGAAATGTCTGTGCATCTAGGAGAGAAAATATTATGTAAGGATCATCCATTTAGTGCAAGACTTGCCCACAGAGCAATAATGTTGAACAACCAATGGTTACTTGATGATTTTGAAGTTTTCAAAGATAGTTTTTATTGGCTCGGTTCTAATTTGTTGGGAATTTCTAGTGACATGAATCAAAAAGTAAAATATAAAAAAGATGGTAATGGTGACATAATAGCGCCTGGAGTTATGGATGACAGATACACAAATAGTGATGGTTCGCCGTTAAGATTTTTTGATGAAAAAACAAATAATTATGTAACTGGTTTTCCATTAGCAATTATGCCGTGGTATGCAGAATTTGAGAAGACTAGAGTACCAGCAAACCTAAGTTCTTATATATGAGTTACAAACCTTATACGATGCAAGACGTACATGATGCGTCAAGTCAAGAGAAGTTTAAAGTCATCTCCACCTTCGCTGGTGGGGGTGGCTCTTCTACTGGTTATCGTCTTGCAGGCGGTAAAGTACTCTGTATTAATGAGTTTGTCGAAGAGGCGCAACGAACGTATGCAGAAAACTATCCAGAAACCATTATACTGCCTGGCGACATCAAGGAATTGACAGGACAGGACTTTCTTGATGCAACTGGAGTCGGTGTAGGTGAACTTGATATATTGGATGGTTCACCGCCCTGTTCTGCATTTTCAGTTGCAGGCAAACTGTCTCATAATGTACATGAAGAAGAACGTGTTGATCTGTTTGGTAATGTGACCATAGAGAAAGTGCCTGGTAAACATTCTGATGGATGGGGACAGACTAAAAAATATTCTGATGGTAAGATGGTCAAGAACATAGAAGACCTGTTCTTTGAGTTCTTGCGTGTTGCAAATGACATTAAACCCAAGGTTATAGTTGCAGAGAATGTGAAGGGTCTTACAGTAGGTGAGGCCAAAGAGTATTTCAACAAGATACTCAAAAAGTTTGAGAACATTGGATACGATGTGTGCGCCCAAGTACTAAACAGTAGAGACTATGGTGTATCGCAGACAAGAACCCGTGTTATCTTTATTGCTGTGCGTGAAGATGTTGCAGAGAAGGTTGGACTAAATTTTATGACTATCTCTCAAGTATTTCCTGAGCCAGAAGATAAGTGGATACCAATCAAAGATGTAATGGTAGGACTAGAGTATGATGAGGAAGAAGTCAAGTACCTCACAGAAAAATTCATGAATACTGCATACTGGAAACAGACAGGAATAAATATGCCGATTGATCCACCTCATGTTCTATCTGGTGATGCATGGGATGAATCCCTTCAACGACATTATAACGAGAAACTACACCATTTTAATCTAAAACGATTGTCCCAGTATGCACCATCACCTACTATTACTGCAATGGGTAGTGCAGATACAACAGCTGGTGCATTTCATTGGAAAGAACCAAGGAAGTTGACATTAGGTGAATTAAAACGTATAATGAGTTTACCAGACGATTTCGTTCTTACTGGTAAGTGGAATCAAAAGGCAGAGCGGTGTGGTCGTATGGTGCCACCTCGTATGATGGAAAGAATTGCTTCGGCAGTATACACAAACGTATTGGAGAAATATAATGACTGATTTTACATTTGCACATAGATCAGAAGGATTTGATTCACACATAGATATGTCCATACGAGGATACAGCGCATTGCTTGATGACGTTGTTGCTCTATCAAGATACTTTGTAGAGGGTTCAACTAACGTAGTAGATATCGGTTGTTCTACAGGTAAACTCACTCAGCGTATACATGATCATAATAAACTTGTTTCTGATGTACAGTATGTTGGTGTTGAGATCGCCGAAGGTTTCAGTGCTGATTTGGAAGACCGCAAAAAATCTCTTCCTGATGCATCTTTTCTTCACCCTATGGATATACGAGACTATTCCTTCGAGAATTGCTCTCTTGTGACTTCTCTATTCACTCTTCAGTTTATGCCCTATTCTTGTAGGAAAGAAATACTACAACGCATATATGATGGTCTGAACACAGGTGGCGCATTTATCTTTGGTGAAAAGGTCGATACAACACACTCTCGCATAGAGAACATGATGAGAACAGTGTATTACGAGTTCAAGAACAAATCCTTTGACTATGAAGACATCATGAAGAAAGAACTTACTCTTCAGAATATGTTGAAACCCAATTCGTGGAAAGAAATCGAGGATATGTTGAATGAGGTCGGATTTAAGGCAGTACAATCATTTTGGCAGAATCATCTATTCATAGGTGCAATCGCCATAAAATAGCCCTTGACAAATCCTATTCCATGTGTTATTCTTAGTAATAATCGAGAGAATCAACAACAAAGGATATATTATGAGTGTAATTATTGAAGATTCCGTCATTGCTGAATTACTTGCACGAAGAGATGCAATATCTAAAAATAAAAAATGGGGGTTTGACCTACCAGAAAAAGAATTTATTAAAGGTATGGTTTGTCTTAATCCACAGTCTTATGGTGCAAGAATTGAAAAATATATAAAAAATAATTTAGGGTTTGATAAAGTTGCCGCAAAGGAAAATAAAGGTGACTTGGTTGATCCCATACGTGATGAATATTATGAGGTAAAAATATCTTTACTCACTCAAAATAATCCTGCTCTAAATTTAGTTCAAATAAGACTGTGGCAAGAAAATGATTATTATCTTTGTGTTGCATATGATCTAAGAGACATATCTAATTATAGAAAATATATTTTCTTACTAACACATGATGAAATGGAAGAGGAATGTAAACGAGCAAGTGCTGCACATGGAACTTCTGCGAGTAATAACAATAATGAAAATGTTGAATTGCGGCTCAGTATTGTTTGTGATGAAAATGATGATACTTTCAACACATGGAAAGAACAATATTTAGTAGAGGACTTTAATGAAATTGTATAGTAAAAAAATTGATAATGATAAGTTCTATACAAAAAATAGCACTGCTAAAATCTGTATTGATATTATAGATTTTAGTATCTATGATTTTGTTATAGAGCCTTCTGCTGGTAATGGATCATTCTTATCTCAAATACCTCATGCAAATAAAATAGGAATAGACATAAATCCAGAGTGTGATGATATTTTAAAAATGTCATGGTTTGATTATGATATACCAGATATATATTCAAAAGTATTAATTATCGGTAACCCACCATTTGGAATAAGAAACAATCTTTCCAAGAAATTTATTAAACATTCTGTAAGTTTTTCTAATGTGTATACAATAGCATTTGTCCTACCAAATGTCTATAACAAACATACAATGCAACGTGTTATTCCAAAAGAATATAGAATAAAAACGGCTTTACTCTTACCAGAAAATTCATTTGAAATAGAAAGTGAAACATATCATGTTCCATGCACTTTCTATGTGTTTGAAAAAAGTAAGGGTCTTGATCTACGTTTTGATCCTTCTCTTTATCAAGATACAACCGATTGGAAATATGGAAATGATCTTGATTATAATTTCTATGTTATGGGTGCATCTTTTGAGGTGAAAGATAAACCAAAAAAGAGTAATAGAGGATATTATATTAAAGTTAACCCCAATAAGGATGTGGTTAAAGTAAAAAATAACTTTGAACGCCTAAGAGTATTAAGAAAACAAGGACAAGTAAAGGGATATTCTTCTGTTAATGGTGGTGTATTTTGGACTACAAAGCCAGAATTAGTTAAGATATATAAAGAGGAATACGATAATCCTTGACAAACCCTATTCCATGTGGTATCATTAGTAATAATTCGAAAAAGGATTCGTCATGAGATATTACAAACCTAAAGAAATCATCACAAAGAAACACTTTCTCGTAGGTACAGTATGGCCTATAGAGGGTAGTAAGAACAACACCTATTCCATAGAGATGCATGAGAAAGGTTTTACGTGCGACTGCTTAGGGTTCACGTATAATGGTAAGTGTAAACATACGTCACAGGTCACATCCCTATTAATCAATGAGAACTATCCACGATATGATATACGATAACAAGTGTAGAGAAATCATAGGAAACAATCCTAACATGATGATTCCTTGGTATATCATGGC